CATCGGCTGTGACGCGCCAGGCGGGTTGTCGGGAGCCACATGCGGCTGCCCGTAGGGTGGTGCACTGAACTCGCCATGCACGCTATGCACGTTCGCCGCCGCGTTGACGGTGCGCTCTTTCGCTAGCGCCATGTCCGCCTGCGCCTTGGCCTGTTTACCCTGGATGTCCGCGGTGGCGTGCGCCTCGGCCAACTGTCCGGCCTTCTGCTGCACCTGCTGCTGCTGCTGCTGGTGTTCCTTCATCCGCTCGAGGATCTGATCTTTGTCGCGCAGCCCTGACGCTGCGATGAGCACGTCTCCAGGTATCAGCCCAGGCTGCACGCTTGCCAACTGCACGAGGCTCTGGAACTCCTCGGCCTGCAGGCTCGGGATGTCGATGCCCTCCTCGATCGAGATGTCCACGTCGAGGTCGCTGATGTCGTTCTCTATCCCGATGACCTGCTGCAGCCGCAGATCGCCGGGTTGCAACTGCATTTGCTGCATGACCACGGCGCGGTGCTGCGGATCCATATCCGCCAGCTTGTCCATCAGCCGCACCGGGCGATTGATCCCGACCCAGCGCGTTTCGTTCAAGTCGTCCGTGACCCTGACCCATTTTCCGCCGGTCCAGAACTCCCTCGCCGCCATCCAACAACTCTCGTACACACGCCTGCTCCAGAACCTGAGCGCGTCGGCCAACGGCTCGTTCTGCACCGCTCCTCCGGCTTGCTGCGCGAGGATCGCCCGACCGCTTAGTTCCCTTGAGTCCGTCCCGCTCATCGCCGCATTCGGCCCCGACAACTGCATCTCGGCGGTCGCGTGTTGCAGAAGCTGGAACTGGCCGGCGGCGAGGTCCGCGGTCTGCTCGATCTCAAACATGAGGCCCGGCATAACCTCGATGTAGCCGTCGGGCTTGGCGACCTCTCGGCGTGCCTTTTCCACGTCCGGCACAGCGCCCTGCTCAGCTTTGACCTGGCGGACGCTCAGCAGATGCAGCGCCTTGGAGCGCCGCTTGTTGATCTCGTCCTGCAGGCTGATCAGGCCCCTGACCATGCCGTAGCGCTGGTTCTCGCGATTGATGTAGCTGCTTTGCAGCAGCAGCCCTGAGCAGCTCTTCCCCTTGCGGTCCTTGAATTTGCTGCGCTGCGGCTTGGCCAGCAGCCCCGACTTGGTGTAGGTCGCGCGCCACCACGTCCCACGCTCGGCCCAGTCGCATTGGACGAGGCGCACACGCCGCCGGTTATTATCGGTCCAGAACGCGGTTTCCGGCCGGTCGTTGTAGTAGAAGTCGGTGCTGCTGAAGCTGCTCTCGATCACATCGTCTGCGTCGGGATACATCTCCTCGAGCGCATCACGATCGGTCCAGATGACGAGGCCCTTATAGCGCGCATCGGCAAAGTCCAGTGATCGGCTATGCGGATCGTACCAGACGCGGTCCCAGGGAATGTGCGTCATCGTCACGTTGCAGCTTCCCTGGCCGTCGTCCTCGAGGCCCAGGTCAACGCCGCCCGCGCCCTCGGTCAACATGTTCTCGAACACCAGACTACGGAGCAGGCTGAAGCTGTTGTCATCAGCGATATACCGCAAGCACTGCGTCGCAGCGTCTGCTCTATCTTCCTCGGCCGGCGTGCGCGCGAATGCCTTGGGGTCGGTGCGCGCCTTGCGCTCCATGCCGCAGAGGAGCTCCAGCTTATCCTTGATCTTGTTGATCGTAATGATCGGCTGGCCGCGCTCGTTCAGGATTTTCCGTTCTTCTCTAGTATACTGGTCGTGGTCGGTGTAGTCACGGTCACGTTGTGCAAGCGCTATTTCATCTTGCCTAGCTAGTTCGCTTTCCTCAAACCAACGGATCAGGCGGGCGTGGAGATCGTCGAGGTCGCGGGGGTACGCACCGGGATCGCCGCCCGTCAGGTCACGGATCGCCGGCGGCGTGTCGGGGCCGCGGTCGCCGGTATGGACGTGCAGATGGATGGCGGTGTCAGACATATGCAGTCAGTTCGCCTTGCGTGCGGCCTTGAGGCGCTGGAACTCGGCCCACTGGTGCAGGAACTCGGCCCAGGTGATGCGCGGGTTGACGCGGCGCGCCACGTCCCACCACTCCAGACGGTCGAACTCATGGAGGTTGGCTAAGCTGTTGTCGGACATGGTGCCCGTGTGCCGCTCTGAATGGATCTGGCCACGTTGGGCGCGTCACTTCGTGGGTTTTCAGCCGCCTCGCCAATCGTGCTATTTGTCTACAGACGACTGCGTCGCTTGTTGCGTCCGATAAACGAAACTTTGTGGACACTACTCGGTCTCATAGACCCTCATGGCTTTGATTTCGGCATAGACCTTGCGCATCTCGTCGAGCGTCGGGTGTGCAGGATCGCGGCAGTAGTTGGCCATGAGTGCCTCGATGACGAGTTCCATCGCCTGTGCGCGACCGTCCCAGTCATACTCAGGGCGCTCGGCCTCAGTCGTCATGCCGTGGCACCAGGCGGGCGGTGACGCGCCCCACCTCCTCGGCCACCCGCACCTCGGCGTAGTCGCTAAACCACTGTGCCAGGAACGCGATACGACCAGGACCATCGAGGCTATCGCCATAGACGCCAGGGGCGCGCATCGCGGCATAGCACGCCTCAGCCCATTTCTCCGGGTCCGTCCCAACATGCTTCTGGAACTGGGCGCCACTCAGCGTGGTGGTGTCAGTCACTTGCCGCCTCCGGTCGTGCTGCGTTCCAACGTCGCTGGTATTCCTCGTACATGCGGCGGTTGCGCTCCTCCTCTGCCGCTCGCTCAGGGCTGGCCGACCATGCTTGGCGTTTAGCACGACGCTTGGCCCGATATTCCGCCGCCTTGACGTTGCGCTTCTCGACAGCCTCAGGTGCGGTCTTGGGATCGTAGTGCCGCTTGGCCTCGGTCAGGCGTTGCGTGGCCGCCCTGTATGCCGCCAGCGCTGCCTCGTATTCCTGGCGCTCAGGGCTCATCGGGCCACGCGCCAACTCTCAACTGTGCATTGTGGGTTTGACCTCGGTCATGTGTGCTCGCCTACGCTGATAAGCCTGGCGATCTCTGCGTTCACATACGCCAGACGCCAGCGATTGAAGTCGGTTCCTACGTCCTCGCTCCCAGTCTTCTCGGTGCAGCGGTTTCGGTAGTCCAACTCGCAGGCCCATCTATCCCGCGCCATGCGCAGCGTCGCCAGGTTGGTGTGGACGAACACTCCTGCGACCCATTTCTGCGAGTAGGTCATCAGGCTACGCGCCAGCTTTCCACTGTGCTCTGCGATGCGCGGGCGAAGGCGCGGTCCCAATGGTCGGTCGGGGGCGGTGGTGGCTTCTCCGGCTGCATCTGGCGCCAGGCTAACCCAAGATACCGGAACGCATCTGCGCCGTGCGAGGCCCAGTCGTGCCGCGGCCGATCGGTGAACGCCTTGCGCTTGTCGTCGTAGTCGGCGCGGTAGGCACGTAGCGCCTCGAGTCCGTCATGACACTTGTATGTATCGAACCAGCACGAGGCGATGCTGATGCGCGCGGCGTTGATGCCGTCCATGAGGTTCTGCTGTGCGAGCACGCGCGGGATGCGGTTTGTGAGGCTGTGCAGCGTCTCCCAGAGCGAGCGGCCGGTGCCGAGCTGTCGGGCTTGGGCGTCGTGCGGCAGGTAGTCGGTGCCGTAGTTGTAGCCGCGCGAGGTGAGCACTGCGGCGTAGTGTGGCAGGCCGTAGCCGGATGCTTCGTAGTAGTCGATCACACGCACTTCGGCACGGGAGACCTGGAAGAACCAGATGGCTGTGGAGTCGCCAACGCCCAAATCCCAGGCGGTGTGAACGGGGAGCAGCGGATCGTATGGCACGTCGGTGATGCGGCCAGCGTTCTTCGCCTCGTCGAGTTCCTTCGCGAAGTAAGCGCCGATAATGGCGGCGTCGAAGCTGCAGAGGAACTCTTGGGCGAACTGTTCCGGCGTCAGAACGCGACGCGCGCTTTCGAGTTCCTCCCGATCTAGGATGCCGGTTTCGTCGGCGCGAAGCTGGAGCGAGAACCATTCATCGGGGTTGTTTCGTGCGTAGTCGTAGATCTCAAAGAACGAGTTGCGGCCCTTCGGTGTGCCGATGAATGTTGCCCAGCCTTTGCGGTCAGCGAGCGCTGGTCGAATAACCTGTGCCCAGGCTTGCGGCGCCATGTCGGCGTATTCATCCATCACGACGCCGTCGAGATAGATGCCGCGCAACCTGTCGTGGTTGTCGCTGCCATACAAACGTATACGCGCGCCGGTAGGGAAGATAACCGACAGATCGCTCTCTCGTAACTCAACACCCGGAATGCGGTGTGTATACTCTTTGAGATACGACCAGACGACATCCTTGGCCTGTGTATACGTCGGTGCGACGTAGCCGAAGCGCGCGTCCTTCTTCTTAGACTTCAGAGTCGCATGGATAAGATCCATGA